TTAAATTCTTGGTTGACAATTAAGGATATCCATGAGATAATTATTGTTGATTGGAGTTCGGATGAACCTTTAAATCATCTTACAAAATTAGATTCTAGAATTAAGATAGTAAGAGTTGAAGATAAAAAATATTTCAATCAACCACAACCATTAAATCTTGCTGCAAGTCTTGCAACTGGTGATTATATTCTTAAAATGGATACTGATTATGTAATTAATCCTTATTATAATTTTGTAGAAAAATATTTTCCAGATCATAATTCATTTACTTCTGGAAATCCTAATATTAAAAGCTCAGAGTTTTTGAATCCTGAGACTGGTCTTTATATGATTAATAAGTATGAAATGAATGATCAACAGTTGCAAGAATACTATAATTCTTATAGTCCATACTTCTTATATCTAACAGGTCTTTTGTTTATTTCAAAAGAAAATTATGATAAGATTGGTGGATATAATGAAAATCTTGGTAAGTGTTATGCTTATGAAGATGATGAAATATTTCAACGACTTAGATATATGGGATTAAATGAAAATAAACTTGATTATGATAATAGTTTGATTCATCTACCACATCCAGATAGTAAAAGAACTGAAAATTTTGAAGGATTTGGTTGGGATGAAAATTATAAGAATATGATTCGTGAAAATTTAAGTCCTCATTATAGTGGTCAGGAATTGGAGTGGCAGGTTGAATATGCATTATCTCAAAAACATATTGAGGAAAATAAAAATATGATCGGTGAAATTTCCGATTATTATGTAAAACCTAATACTAATTGGAATATTATTAAAATAAACAATCAAAATTATCTTGCAGAAGAAATTAATATGAAAAATAAATTAGATGGACTCACATCTGTGTATTATGTGAGTTTAGAAGAGTGTGTTGATAGGCAGAAAAGTATTCAAAATCAATTTGAAAAATATAATATTTCTCCAAAATCAATCATATCAAAGAGATTTTCAGAATCTAATGACATCGTAACTGGAAAATACTTAGATACTTTAAATGCTGGTACAAAAGGTTGCTGTGTTTCTCATTTAAAGGCAATTAAAGATTGGTATGAAAATACTCAAGAAGATTATGGATTCTTCTGTGAAGATGATTTAAGTTTAGAAACTGTGGATTATTGGGATTTTACCTGGGATGAATTTATTGACTCTCTTCCAGAAGATGCTGATTGTGTTCAGTTATTAACTATTAGAAGTAATTTTGATACTTTTGAGATTCGTGAAAGATATTGGGATGATTGGGGAGCAACTGCATATATTCTGACAAGAGATTATGCCAAAAAAATCATTGATAATTATATCAAAGGAGACACCTATCATTTAGAGGTTGTAAATTATGAGGTGATGCCTCTAATTGAAAATATTATTTTTACTTCTCTTGGAAAGACTTATACAATTCCTCTATTTGTTGAGAATACTGAATTTGTTTCTACATTTGAAAATAATGATGATGATGTAAATGGTGGGCAAAAAACAAATCATAAAGTTGCAAGAGATCTTGTGCTAGAATGGTGGAAAAATAAAAATAAAAATAAAAAAGAAGTGAATTTAAATTCTATTACTAAGTCTGAAATTGAGGAATTAATTACTACTTATTCCTTAGACACTGAAAATGCAGAAAATAATTTTGCACTAGGTGTTTGGTATGAAAATCAAGGACATACTGCACCGGCACTGACATATTTTCTGAGATGTGCAGAACGAGCAGAGGATGAAGATCTTGCTTATGAGGCATTAATTCGTGGATCATATTGTTATGAGAAGCAGGGAACTAGAGATGGTAGTGCCAGATCATTACTTTGGCAAGCACAGGCATTCTTACCACACCGTCCAGAAGCATATTTTCTATTAAGTCGATTTGCAGAAAAACGGGAGTGGTGGCAAGATTGTTATATGAATGCTGATCTTGCATTGAGATATTGTAATTTTGATTGCCTTCCACTAAAAACAAATATTGAATATCCTGGAAAATACGGATTACTCTTTGAGAAATCTATTGCCGCTTGGATGTGGGGAAAGGATCGTGAATGTAGAATGTTACTGCAAGAAATTAAAAATAATTATGTAGTATCTAAAGAATATTACGATATAATTGAAAATAAATTGCTAACTTATGCTACTGGACACGTACCAGAAACTGAAATTAAATATAATCAAGATAGACATGAACAGTTGAGGTTTAAGTTTGATGGATCTGATAAGATTCAAAAGAATTATTCCCAATCATTTCAAGATATGTTTATTCTTGCCTTACTTCAAGGTAAAAGAAATGGTTTATATCTTGAAGTGGGAGCACAGGAACCTTTCTATCAAAATAATACAGCACTTCTTGAAACTGAATATGATTGGAAAGGAATTTCAATTGAAATTAGACAAGATCTTTGCAATATGTTCTCTGAGCAAAGAAAAAATCAAATTGTTTGCCAAGATGCAACCAAGATTGATTACATCCATTTGTTAGATCAATTTAATCAAGGAACAAACTTTGATTATCTTCAACTTGATTGTGAGCCTTCTAAAACTACTTTTGAAATTCTTCTTTCTATTCCATTTGAAAAGTATAAGTTTGCGATCATTACTTATGAACATGATCATTATGTGGATATGACAAATTCTTATCGTGATAAGTCAAGAAAATATCTTAAACTTATGGGATATGAAATGGTTGTTTCAAATGTATCGCCAACTGAATGGAGTCCATTTGAAGATTGGTGGTATCATCCCGATTTAGTAGATCCACAAATGGTAGAACTTATGAAAGATGCTGATGATACCATTACAGATATTCGTAAGTATATGTTTAACTAATTTTGGTTTGGGATTGACATTTGAAACTAAATCCTTTATAATATAGGAGTCTTGATGATTCCCTGTGACTTCGGGACCAAGACCTTCTTCTGTGGTGGGAAGAAGTGAGTTGGTGGTATAATAAGAGGAGAGAAATCTCCTCTTTTTTCTTATATAAATTATAATAGAATTAAACAAACTATGAATTTTACAGTTTATTCAAAACCAGAATGCCCATATTGCTACAAAGTTAAAAAAGTTCTTGAGTTGACGGGGAATAACTTTGTAGTGTATAATCTGAATGAAGACTTTACGAAAGAGGAGTTTTATGCTGAATTTGGAGAAGGATCTACCTTTCCCCAGGTTCTTTGTGATGAAAAAAAACTTGGTGGATGTACTGATACCGTTAAATTTTTGAAAGAGATGCAAGTTGTCTGATTCAAACATAAATAACTTAGACAATCACATTAATCGTGGTTTAGAACTTATCTTAACTGGAGGTAAGAGAAGGCAACCCAAGAATTTCCATATTATTTTTGAAAAGTTGGTTTGCTTTCTAAAAAGGGAGGTGACCATCTATTTTGAATTTTCTTTATCGATAAAGAAAACTAAGTAGTTCCCAGGAGAAAAAAAATGTTAGCAACAAGTTTAGTAATCGGTTGTTTAATAACCACTCTGTTTCTTATTGTTGGACTGCTCGCGGGTTGGGTCGCTAGAGAATATATGATGAACTATCAGGAAGGACCAAAAGTGCATCCTGAATTTTTTGATAACAATGGGAATATTATTCCTGACGAAGTAATTGCTTTTAGATTTGAAAACGAAAATTATGACTACGACGACGCCGAAGACGAAGACTAAAGAAATTGTTGTAAAAGAACCTACAGCAATCATAGAACTTCCACAAAATCCATTTGCATATGAAGTTTTGAATCTTGCATCAAAACAGCGTACAAATGCAAAAAAAGTTGAAGTTCTTAAAAAATATGGAGATCCTTCTCTGAAGGCTCTGTTTATTTGGAATTTTGATGAAAGTTTAATCTCTATGCTTCCTGAAGGGGATGTTCCTTATGCAAGTGTTGGAGAACAAAATTCATTTGGTGGGACTGTTAGTGGTAAAATTAAAGATGCAGTCAGTAAAATGGATGAAATGGGATCCAATTCACTGGGTATGAATGATCAAGGTAGATCCACTATTCGCAAAGAATATACTAGGTTTTATAATTTTATTCGTGGGGGTAATGATGGACTAAGTTCTCTTCGTAGAGAAACGATGTTCATTAATGTTCTTGAGGGATTGCATCCTCTTGAAGCAGAGATTCTTATTTTGGTTAAAGATAAAAAACTGGAAACAAAATATAAGATTACTAAACAAATTGTTTCAGATGCTTATCCAGACATTAAATGGGGTAATAGAACCTGATTGTAAAATATTGAAATTATTATAATGGAAAATAATACTGCACCACGAAAAAAGATGTCAATACAAAATGAAGAGGTATCTAAGAAAGAAAAATTGGAAGTTTGGACATTGCAAGAAAGAGAAATTTCCAAATCACGTTATGGTTGCGAAATACTACACGAAAATTGTAATGTAAAAGATTCTAAAAATCCACAGTTACCTCTTGATGCATACTTAGTTTCTTATGTTCTTGATGAAAAACTTTGTTATGACATTACAAGATGTTCAAAAAGAACTAGTTTGTTTGATATGTATTGGGATAAATTTCGTGAAGATCTAAAGGGATTTAGATGGGCGGATGGTAGGGTTAATCCCAAACTTTGGGGATACAAGGCACCTGAAAAGAAAAAGCGGAAGTGATTTCCAAAATAGTCGGAAAAAATTCCCCCAAAATTTTTTAGTCTGTAGAGTCGCTCTTGACGAGTGGCTCTTTTTTGTGTAGAATGGCATCAGAAACTTTTAACCTATGGATAAAGAAAAAGTAAAACTTATTGTTCGTAATCTGGAACTTCTTGTTGATGCTTTGAAGGCAGAAATTTATTCTGATGTATCATCATATCGCTATGATGATATTAAACCAAGAGAAGTAGATTACGACGAAATCTTTGAGGATTTAGAATGAGAAACAAAAAAGCAATTCAATTGATCAAGGAAGCACTGAAGCAGGATTATTTGTATTCCAGTGATGAACTTCAATTTATGAAAGAACAACTTTCTGTGCTACAATTAGAAAAGACTGCATCAAAAGAATACAAAGGATTTGGAAAGAAATGAGACCTATTAAATCAAAAGATCTACTTGAACTTGATAAGAATCTTGAGGTAGTAAAACTCCAATGCTATCCAATTCCAGAACAAGTAATTTGGCAAGCAGGTAAGGGTGATTATTCTGAAGTTCCTATTCATCAAGTGGAAGTTCCTAGCAATCAAAAATGTGGTGAGTGGGTTGTAGAACAACTTCTGGCAAATGAAAGGGGACATTGGGGA